GTAGTCACGTTATCACCGTTTGCCATTATACTGTTGGCCCTTTCGAAGACTCTGGGTCTAATTTATTCATTAAATTATACATTGCATTTGGTCCACCTGCATTGTCAACAGCTTTTGCTGTGAATACAAACTCACCATTACTTAACATAGCTGGTATCTTATCATCTTTTGGTCCACCTGGTCCATATACCATACCTCTTTTTTCTAATCCACCTAGCGCTAGTCCAATAACACCACCTGTGTTTACTTGTTTAACTTCATTAGACATACCGCTCATAGGAACAGATACCAAACCTGGATCAACTTTTCTATTCATGTTAGCCATATCTCTAATATTTAAAACATCCATTAATTCTGATCTAGCGTCAATTGGTGGAGCATCATCAAACATTCCTGCCACGCCACCCATAGCCATACCTCCACGTGTAGGCGCCACATTCTCAAAAAAACCAGTGGCTGTGTTGTATCGTAAACCTTTTAACATATCTTCTGCTGGTGTAGGAGACAATCCATAATCAGCAGGATTAGGGTTTTCACCTCTAGCCTTTGCTGAGTAGTAATCATCAACTGCACTTCTATATTCTTTTGCTGCTTCAGGGCTTTCTGGTGTATCACCGACTAAAGCCAAATATGTTGCGAGCCCTGGTCCGAGAGTCGCGGCTAGTGAGCCAAGAAGTTTACCTTTACCTGTAAGCCCATCTTCGTCAACTAAACCTGTAAAAAAATCAAGCACTCTTGTGCCAGTTTTATCTTTTTGTATTTGATCTAAACCCATCAAACCTTTCATCTGCTGACCTGTTTTTAGGTTAGCTTCTGCTGCCTGTGAAGCCGTTAGACCTGAAGTTTTACCAGCTGCATCTGCAGCGTCTATAGAGCTCATTCTTGTGCCTACTTGACCTCCAGTAGTATCAATTACATTACCAGAGTCTGTAGTGACTGCATTTGGATTTAAAAACTGTTGTGCAAAATCAGTTCCTACTAGCTTTTCAGTTCCAGCGGTTAAAGCTTGATTAACTAAAAAAGTCTGTAAAGGGTTCTTTTGATACTGAGCCGTTAGTACGTTTGGTAAAAACTTAGCAGCCATCTGAACAATTTGGTTTTGCTTGTCAAAAAATGGCATTCCCGTTACAGCACCTGCTGCAATCGCTAATGCTTCTGGGCTATTTTTAAGTGTAGCTCTGACTTTTCTAAAAAAATTTTTAAACATGTACTCCTAGCAATTCATGATATTGTTAAAATGCAAGGAGGCTGCCTTGGATATATGCCTAATTAATTGTATATTTATAGGCAAAATATTGGTATATGACAACAGATAAATCATAAGTTAGAAAGGAATTAAGATGGCAGAGAAGTTACAACACGAATTTCAAGCGTTTAGGCCCTTTGGTCCTACTATTTTTAAAGGATCTTTACCAGAATCGTTGATAAAATTGTTAGACGATAAAGCAACAGAAATCATGAGTAGTGAAAAAATGTCTAAGGATTGGGATCACTCTATGCATCTTGCAGGTAATGTAAAACAAGAAGTTAGATATCCTCCAGCTTGGATGATATCAACAGAGTTTGCACCAATTAATAATTCCTTACAAATAATTATAGAAAAATATTTAAGTCAACCACCCATGGTTGATACAGTTTCACCAGATAAGGTAGACAGGATTATGCTAACTAGTATGTGGTGCGTTTCTCAGTGGGCAGGAGATTTTAATCCATCCCACGTTCATGATGGCGATTTATCTGGAGTAATTTATTTACGAATACCACCAAGTTTAAAAAAAGAATATGAAAAGGAAGATCACTATCCATGTGTTGGAGATATAGAATTTACGTGTGGTCAAGCTGCTACTTTTAATGGACATCAATTTCAAGCAACCCCTGTGGTTGGTGATATTTATTTATTTCCTTCATGGCTATCTCATAGTGTTTATCCATTTAGAACACCAAATGAGGAGAGAAGATCAGTTTCTTTTAATGTATCAATAAAAAGAAAAAAAGAAAAAGGTGAGGGAGATTTTGCAATAGACAGGCCATGAAAGACCAATTTCCTATGGTAAGAATTACTTGGCATGATGCTAAGGACACAGAAACTGGTTGGTTACACATTAAAGATATTGTAGATGCTCCGTTGGCCGTGTGCCAAGAAGTAGGATACATGGTTGTAAATAATGATGACAAAATAGTAATTATGAGATCATGGTGTGTCGATAAGGATGATAATCACGGCGGTGGTGCAATAGCGATACCAAGAGGATGGGTTAAAAAAATAGAATATTTGGAAGTAAGTTATGGAAGAAATAATAATTAAAAAAGTATCAGTTATAAAAACAAAAATAGATACTGAAAAATTACATTTAATAGAAAAGTATGTAGACATGTTCGAAGACAGCTTTAGAAAAAGATCATGGGGTGATAATGTAAAATCATCTCTTAGTTTATGTGATAATGTTTTACACGATGTGGAAGAGTTGAAAGATATTAAAGATCAAATAGAAGAACAGCTAAAAATTTTTTTTCAAAAAGATGTGCCTTTTATAATCAAAGAATCTTGGATTAACTTAATAGATAAATTTGGATATCAAGAGTATCATACACACAAACCATCGTTTGCTTCGGGTACTTTATATATTACTGATTCAAACTCAGACATTGAATTTGCTACTTTCCCTGATCATATTGCAAAAAGTATAACACCAGAAAAAGGTGATTTATATTTTTGGCCTGGTGATTTATTTCATCGAGTTTTAGACTCAAACAAAAGAAGAATATCATTGTCATTTAACGTGCATGAAACACAATAAAAATACAGAATTTGTTATGTACGTTGATAATTTTTTATCAATAGAAACTTTAGAATCACTACAAGAAACTTTCTTAAATATTAATTACGGAGAGGTAAAAAACCCAGAGGGTCAAGTATATGGTTACAGACATACTTTTCCTCAAAGTTTTCATACAGATCCTTTACTAAAATTAATAAAAGATTATTTTTTTCCTAATAGAAACTTAAAGCCTATTTCTGTCAGTGCCCACAAAAGACAGAATGATAAAGAGCCTTTGTTTCATGTGGATGTAGAAAAAGATAATGTCGCAAATTTTCTATTATTTGTAAAAGGTGAGGCTTTACTTAACAATGGCACTGGTTTTATGACTGGTAAGTCACTGTCGTCACATATAGGTTTCATAGAAAACAGGGCTTTGTTTTTTAATGGTAGTAAAATACCACATTCAGATTTACAATCTTTTGGAGACAGTTCAGAAAGATATACACTTAATATTTTTTATAAAGATGCATAAAGTTTTTATTGGTACTCCTTGTTATGGTGGATTGATAACCACAGAGTATTTTAAAAGTTGTATGCAACTTGTAGCTCTTGCAGCCACTAACAAAATAGAATTACAGTTTGGAACCATCGGTAATGAATCACTAATAACCAGAGCCAGAAATACTTTAGTTCAACTATTTATGGATGGCGATTATACACATCTTTTATTTGTTGATGCTGATTTAGCTTTTAATCCTGATTCAGTGATGAGGATGCTTGATTATGATAAAGATGTTGTGACTGGTATTTATCCAAGAAAAACCATAGACTGGATAAAAGTAAAAAAAAGACTGAAAGATAAACCAGATATTTCAGAAGACGAGTTGTTGGCTGCTTCGTTACAATATAATTTAAATGTGAAAGATCCTAACAACATATTACTTGAAAAAGGATTTATTGAGGTTTTAGATGGTCCTACTGGTTTTATGATGATCAAAAGAGAGGTATTTGAACGTATGGCTGAAGTCTATCCAAACTTAAAATTTAAGCCAGATCAACATATTAATCAATCTCATGACAAAGAGTTTGATTATCATAAGACATCCGATTGGAATTACGCTTTTTTTGACACTATGATTGAGCCAGAAACACGACGATATTTGTCAGAGGATTACGCTTTTTGTCGTTTATGGCAAAATATGGGTGGTAAAATATACGCCGATATTCTATCTGGTATGACACATTACGGAAATTATGCGTTTAAAGGTAATGTTGGAACTCAATTCTTGCCTCAAAACAATAAGTAATTTATTATAAAATTATGCAATTAGTAGACCTTAAGTTTCGCCCAGGCGTAGATAAACAAGACACAGCTTATTCTGCTGGAGATGAGCGTAAATACATCGACTCTGATTTTGTTAGATTTCACTACGGAAAGCCAGAGCGATGGGGTGGTTGGACAAATTTACCTAATCCTAATAAAACTATAGTTGGCGTTGTAAGAGATACTCACTCATGGGTAGGTTTAGATGGTTTAAGATATTTAGCATTAGGAACAAACAGAAAATTATACATTTACAACGAGGGAGCAGTATATGACATAACCCCTATACGTGAAACTCAAGCGCTAACTAATCCATTTACAACAAACGGAACCACCACTGTTTCTGTAGCAGACAGCAGTCATAATGCAATATTAGGAGACTTTGTTACTTTTGATTCTTTTTCATCAATAGATGGCTTGGATATGAATCAAGAATTTGAAATTACATCCATAACTGATGCAAATAATTATACGGTTACACACACCAGCACAGCATCTGGATCAACATCTGGAGGTGGTGGCTCAGGTAACGCAAAATATCAAATCAACGTAGGCCCAGCCACTTCAACGTATGGTTTAGGCTGGGGCACTGATACCTGGGGTAGTAGCACTTGGGGCACAGCTAGCTCTTCCTCTGATGTTGTTCTTACAGGTAGAAACTGGTCACTAGACAATTTTGGTGAAGATTTAATTGCTACTGTTTTGGATGGTGGAACATTTATTTGGGACACATCTGGAGGCACAGGCTCAAGAGCCACGGCTTTATCAAACGCACCGACAGCATCAAGATTTAGTCTTGTTTCTACAGACACAAGACATTTGTTAATATTTGGCACAGAAACCACAATCGGTAGCACAGGCACTCAAGATGATTTATTTTTTAGATTCTCAGATAGAGAAGACGCAACAGACTACACGCCAGTTGCTACTAATGAAGCTGGGTCTTTACGTATATCAGACGGATCAAAAATTGTTGGCGCTGTTAAATCGGCAGGACAAATACTTGTTTGGACAGATACGTCACTACACGGTATTCAGTTTGTTGGAACGCCGTTTACTTTTGGTCTTAGACAACTAGGTGCAAACGCTGGGCTTATAGCTCAACATGCAGCCATAGAGGTTAATGGCATAGCTTATTGGATGTCTGATGATGCGTTTTATCTTTATGATGGTGTTGTCAAAAAAATGCCTTGTTCAGTGCAAGATTTTGTTTTTGATGATCTTAGTTATACAAACAAAAACGATATAGCTGTAGGACTAAACACAGCATATAATGAAATAATTTGGTATTACCCCTCAGCTAACGCATCTCAAATAGATAGGGCAGTGGCATACAATTATTTAGAAGGCACTTGGTACACTTTAAGTTTAGGCCGTACTACTTGGCTTGGTGCTTATGTTTATGAAAAACCAATCGCTACTGAATATAACGCAAGCGCTACAGCTAACGTATCTACTATACTAGGATTAACTGCAGGTGCTTCTTTTATTTATGAACATGAATCTGGTAATAATCAGGCTGACGGCACAGCCATTACAGCCTTTTTAGAAACAGGTTCTGTAGAGATTGCCGACGGTGATCAGCTGATGTCAATTAGTAAATTAGTACCAGATTTTGACAACCTTGCAAACACCATGACTGCTAGACTCACATTAGAGCAATACCCTCAATCTTCTGCTAATGTTACATCAAACGCAAGCATAACCAGCACTACGGAAAAAGTAAGTGTTAGAGGTAGAGGTAGAGCGGTAAAAATTAGATATACAACCAATACAGTAGATGATACACCATGGAGACTTGGTTCACAAAAATTAGAGATAAGACCAGACGGTAGAAGATAATGGCTAAAATTACAATCACTAGATTACCTAACGCTACACCAGAATATGATGCTGGTCAGTTTGACCAAATGATTAGATTACTTGATCAGATAATACTTTTATTAAATACAAACTATCAACAAGATTTAAGAGAAGAAGCAGAGTCGGAGGGTTTTTTCCTTGGCTAATACATTTAAAAGTGCAATGGTTGATATGACATCTACAGATTTAACAACTATAATAACTGTGCCGACAGCTAATCCTGGTGCAACACCTCCTGTGCCTCCTACAACAGATGTTGTTAAATCTATTTTAATTTGTAATGACTCAGGTAGCACCACACTTGTTGATTTAGAAGTTGTAAGATCATCCG